TGACGGCGAGTTGGTAGGCCCGGCGTGGGAAATAACGTTTGTGTCGGTGTAACTTTACCGACCTTGTTCGTTTGCCTTCTGACAGTCCTTGCAGAGCGCCTTGCCCCCATTGCCGGGCACGCGGTCAACGGTTGGCGGGGGTACCGAGCCTTCGAATAATGTCGTCTTCACCATTAACCTTCATGGCGGCGGCCTTATCTTCCCCCAGGGTGGGCCGAATTACGACAAGCTCTGCGTTATGACGCTTCCGCTTTCCGATGCCGTGGCCGGAGACGTTTACGACGTGGAACTCCACTGTGGGATGAAGCAATATTACGTCACAATTTACGGCGACAAGGCCTACACATGGGGTTCGATACGGGTCACGAACGAGCGCACCGGTGAGGTGACTTCTCATTCCTCAACGCAACCTATTTCACAGGACGGCTTGTTTGAGGTTGCGGGAATTTGGATGTGCGATCTGCAGGTTTATCAGGATGTTCCTAACACGGTCAACATCTACTCTCTTGATGTCTTCAGGGCACAGTAAAGAATTCACCAGCCTGTAAAATTTCCAGCCGCTATTTCCCAGCCGATGAGACTACTGATGATCCTAATGGCAGCGGCGGCGTTGCTGTTCCCGCAATCCGGCACGGAAATGAAAGTGGCGGATCTGCCGTCAATGACGCGGGTGCAGCCGGCTTACTATTCATCGCTGCCACCGGAGAACGGCGATTATGTCGCGTTCGATGGCGGATTCTGGTATTGCGACGCAGGTGAAACGCTGACAGCGGATCGCTCGAACGATCCGGATATCGCGATCTACTGCGAATTTCAGGACGGTGACCGGGAAAACGTCGGGGAGTGAACTCCCTGATTCGGAAATATTGAGCGATGCCTTATGCGGCGAAGAAGGTTTGCCAGCAACCTGGCTGCGGCGCGTTGTGCGAAGAACGTTATTGCGTCGCGCATGCGAGGAATGGAGTAGCACGAGGGCAGAGCAGGAAAAGCTTCGATGATCAGCGCGGCTCGGCGCACGCGCGCGGATACGGCCGTCAGTGGCGGAAGCTGAGGCTCGTTGTGTTGGCGCGCGATCCACTGTGCCGCATTCAGATCATGTGCGGCCGCGGCGTAGGGCACGAGCTGCCGGCAGCGAGTACGGATGCAGATCACATTGTGCCTAAGCCCGCTGGCGACGACTCACTCGATAACCTGCAAGGTGCTTGCCATGAATGTCATAGCTGGAAGACAGCCACGAAGGATTCTAACTTTGCGCGACGAAAGCGCGCGCGCTGAGGGTGTAGGGGTAGGGGGGTCTTTTTCTTCGAGGACCCGCCGCGCGGAGACCGTGTCACGGTCTCAAGCACACACCCGCGAATTAAAAATTTCTGTTTTGAGGGCCAACTTTGGGCGGTAAGGGCTGTGGCCGTCGTCCGAAACCGACTGCGGTCCGCAAGCTGCAGGGCAATCCCGGCAAACGTCCCCTCAACCAGGACAAGCCCACGCCCCAGCCTGGCGAACCACCCATGCCCGCGGGACTTTCGCTTGCCGCGCAAAAGGAATGGCGCACCATCGTTGCCGAGCTGCTCACTCTCAACGTTCTCAGCATCGTTGACGGCAAAGCGCTCGCCGCCTACTGCCACAATTTCTCGCGCTGGATGGAAGCGGAAGCGGAAATCGCGCTCCACGGCCTGATCGTCGAAGAACCCGTCACCAAGGGCCAGGGCGAAGCCGCCGTCATCGTCGGCTATAAATACAAACGCAATCCCGCCGTCACCATTTCCAACGACGCGCAGAAGCTGATGAAGTCCTTCCTCATCGAATTCGGTCTCACGCCAGCGTCCCGATCGCGCCTTCGCATTGAGAAAAAGGCCGATGAGGATCCGTTCGCCAAGTTCCTCGCTGGAAAGTCGCCTCAGCCGAACAATGAAACGCAAACCGCGCGCCCCGCGCCGAGTAAACAAGTCAACTAATGTCGCGCCTCGCAAAAAGCCTGCTCAGTCTCGCGAAGCGGCCGTTGCCTCTCTCCACCCGGCCGAGCAATATGTCGCCGACGTCCTCGCCGGCCGCGTACCGGCGTGCAAAGGGATACGTCTCTCCTGCGAGCGCCATCTTCGCGATCTCGCTGATGGCGCTCGCCGCGGACTTCATTTCGACAGGGCCGCCGCGCAGCATGCCCTCGATTTCTTTCCGCTCCTCCGCCACAGCAAGGGCCGCAAGTGGGCCAACAAAGTTTTCATCCTGGAGCCCTGGCAACAATTCCTCACCTGGGTCCTTTTCGGATGGATGCGCGCCGACGGCACCCGCCGTTTCCGTGTTGCCTACATCGAAATTCCGCGCAAGAACGGCAAGTCCACTCTGCTGGCCGGCGACGGACTTTACCTTACCTTCGCCGATGGCGAGCCCGGCGCCGAGGTTTACTGCGTGGCCACCAAGAAAGATCAGGCCCGCATCGTTTTCAGTGAAGCCGTCCGGATGCGCGACAAATCCCCCGCGCTCTCCAAGCACATCGTTAAGTTTCGCGACAATCTCAATCACCCGGGCAGCTCTTCCAAAATGGAGCCGCTCGGCGCCGATGAAGACACTCTCGACGGCCTCAACATTTCCGGCGCCCTGGTTGACGAGCTCCACGCTCACAAGTCCCGCAAGCTCTGGGACGTCATCGATACCGCCACCGGCGCGCGCACTCAGCCTCTTATCATCGCCATCACCACTGCCGGTTACGATCGCGAATCCATCTGCTGGCGCGAGCATGAGTACGGCATCCGCATCCTCGAGGAGATTATCGAGGACGATACCTATTTCGTTTTCATCGCCGCGCTGGACGATCCCAACAAGTGGGAAGAGGAAAACGAGTGGGCCAAATGCAATCCGAATTTCGGCATTTCCGTCGATATTGACGATCTCCGCCGCAAAGCCCACAAAGCCAAGCAACAGCCGGCCGCGCTCAACGCTTTCCTTCGCCTACACCTCAATGTGTGGACCCAGCAGGAAACCCGCATCATCCCCATGGAGCAGTGGGCCCAGTGCACCGGCTTCGACGTTTACCCGAATCCGAAAACCGCGCCTCATCCCCGCGCGCTTCGTTCTGAACTGGAAGAACGGCTCCTCGGCCGCACCTGCTTTGCCGGGCTCGATCTCGCCAGCAAGTGGGACATCGCTTCCTTCGTCAAGCTCTTTCCGCCAACCGACGATCTGCCACTCTGGATCGTCCTTCCTGAATTCTGGATCCCCTACGATCGCGTGGAAGAGCGCGTCAAACGCGACCGCGTTCCCTACGACGTCTGGATCCGCGAAGGGTGGCTGCGCGCCACGGAAGGCAACGTCATCGACTATGGCGCCATCCGCGAAAAGATTCTCCGCGATCGCGTTCTATATGAAATTCGCGAACTGGCTTTCGATTCCTGGGGCGCCACCCAGATTGTTTCCGAGCTGATCGCTGAAGGCGTCGAGTGCGTGGAGTTCGTGCAGGGCATGAAATCCTTCGCCGAACCCATGCGCGAGATTATCGCCCTGGTCTATAGCAAGAAGCTGGCTCACCTTGGCAATCCGATTCTCCGCTGGATGGCTTCCAACCTGGTCGCCACTCAGGATCCCGCTGGCAATATGAAACCTGACAAATCCAAGTCCTCCGAAAAGATTGACGGCATCGTCGCCACGCTGATGGCCCTGGGCCGCGCTATCGCCAATCCCGATCTCGATTCCGGCGCGCCCGTGGTGTTCACCATATGAGCGCGCGCATGCCCCTATTTCAGCGGATTGCCTATGGCGCAGCGGTAATTCGCGCCTCGTTCATGGGCCAGTCGCTGCCGCCCATTGACGATTACTGGTGGCAGCCCCGCGGTTCCGATTCCTCCGCCGGCATGGCGGTCAGTCCCGAGACGGCCATGCGCCTCAGCGTCGTTTACTCCTGCGTGCGCGTCCGATCGGAGACACTGGCCGCCTGCCCTCTCGAAATCTTCCAGCGCTTTTCCGACGGCCGCGAAGAGCGCGCCACGGACCATCCGCTCTACCAGGTGCTGCATAACTCCCCCAACCAGTGGCAGACGTCGTTCGAATTCATCGAACTGATGCAGACCCACCTGGACCTTCGCGGAAACGCCTTCGCCCGCATCCTTCCCGGGCCCCGCGGAGCGATTGACCAGCTCATCCCCATTCACCCCGATCTGGTGAATGTTTATCGCCTCCCCAACGGCCGCCTGAAGTACCAGGTGCGCTCTCGCTTCACCGCGGAAATTGATTGGTTCACCCAGGATGAAATGTTCCACCTGCGCGGGCAATCGCAGGACGGACTGGTCGGGCTCAGCCCTATCGCGCTCCAGCGCGAAACCATTGGCAACGCCCTGGGCATGCAGGATTACTTTGGCCGCTTCCTGCGCAACGACGCCCAACCTCGGGGCTACCTCACCGGTCCCGGCACTCTTTTCCGTGATGATGCTGCGCGTGCGGAGTACAAAAATAGCTGGCAGAAGTCTCAGACCGGCGAAAACCGTCACACAACCGCCGTGCTCGATAGGGGGATGGAATACAAAACCATCGCCATGTCCAACAAGGACGCTCAGTTCCTCGAAGCCATTAAAGCCTCGCGCGAGGAAATCTGCGGAATGTATCTCGTTCCGCCGCACAAGGTCGCCATCCTCGAGCGCTCGACCAATAACAACATCGAGCATCAAGGAATCGAGTTCGTCACCGGCTGCATGCAGCTCATCGCCAACCGCTGGGAACGCCGCATCGCCGTAGACATGATTGACCCCCTCACGGAAGTGGTGGGGGACGGCCAGGGCGAATACTTCGCCAAATTCCTTCTGGACGGGCTGCTCCGCGGCGCCTTCAAGGACCGCATGGACGGCTATGCCATCGCCAAGATCAATGGCTTTCTCAATACCAACGGCGTCTGCCGCTTCGAAAACTGGAATCCTGTCTCGCACGAAGACGGCGGCGACGATTACTGGCGGCCGCTCAATATGCTGGTTAACGGCCAGGAACCTCCGGAACCCGCTCCAGGCCAGATTGGCACGGAAGATACGCCGGCAACGCCCGGCAAACCGGATACTGAAAACGATCTCGATAATCCTCCGGACGATAATCCCGATGACGAAGGCGCGGACGATCCCAAAGCTCGAGCCTTACATGCCCGCCTGAAGGTCTTCGCGCTCGATGCCGCGGGCCGCATGGTGCGCCGCGAAACCGCCGCACTCCGCAAGCTGAATACCCGCTTTGCCGAGGATCCCGCGGCGTTCCTTTCCTCCGCCGAGTATTTCTACCAGGAGCACGCACACACAGTGTCGCGTGCTCTCAACATTTCGCCCACCGCCGCCATGCAGTACGCCGCGGTCAATCTCCGATCGCTGGCCTTACAAAGTTCTGGTGAACGCGCCGCGGTTCTAGATTGGATTGAAGACACTGCGCCCGAGCAGCTCGCCACCATGGCCCTCGGCAAAAAACGCCGCCAGCGCAGGGAACTTTCCCAATGAGCGAGCGCATGTTCAAAAGTGTGGCCATGAAGGTTTTTCTCGCAGGACGGGAGAAGCCCGTAACGAGGACGTATCGCGCGGGGCCCCGCAGCCGCTTCACATCCGCCGGCGTCGACACACTGCTCGAGGAAGTAGCCGATCACCTCGAAGCGACTTTCCCCGACCAGGAATTCCGCCTGGTGCAGATCGGCCCCGCCGCCTTCAATTTTGTGGCCGCCCCACAGGAGCTTACCGATGAAATACCAGCACGTGTTTAACGAAGTCTTTCAAAAGCCCTGGGCCATCCTCCCCGACAAATTCAGGACCATCACCGCGCTCATCGCCCTGCGCGCCTCCGGGGAAAAACTCACCCAGCAAGAAATCCAATTGCGCCTGGCGCCGCAAACGTTCCACGCTTCGCGCGTATCCGGACCCGCCGGCAAGCAATTCGGCGCGGTGGCGGTGATTCCGATCTATGGAGTCATCTCCCAGAAAATTTCCCTGATGTCCCAGATATCCGGCGGCACAACTGTCGCTGGCCTTACGCGAGCGTTCCGAGCGGCCATCGCCGATCCGGCCGTGAAAGCGATTGTGTTTGACGTGGATTCGCCCGGGGGCGCCGTCGAAGGCATTCCCGAGCTGGCAGCCGAAATGCTCGCTGCGCGCGGCCAAGGCAAGAAAATTACCGCGGTGGTGAATCCCATGTGCGCGAGCGCCGCCTACTGGCTGGCCAGCGCGGCCGACGAAATCGTCATCACCCCCAGCGGCCAGTGCGGATCCATCGGCGTCTTCTGCCAGCATGAAGACGCTTCCCAGGCGCTCGAAAAAGAGGGCTTGAAAATCTCCCTGATTAGCGCGGGCAAGTTTAAGACCGAAGGCAATCCCTACGAGCCCCTTTCCGACGAAGCGCGCGCCGCAATGCAGGCCAAAGTGGACGGATTCTACGGCATGTTTGTGAAAGCCGTCGCTACCGGCCGCCGCGTCAGCCAGTCCAGCGTGAAATCCGGATTCGGCCAGGGGCGCATGCTGCTGGCCGATGATGCGGTGACCGAAGGAATGGCCGATCGCGTCGCCTCGCTCGATCAGGTGATTGGCAAACTCTCCGGAGGCGCTGCGCCCCGCCGCATGAGTGCGGCTCTTAGCGCCGCCCTGGTCGCCGGCGATTACAACGGTGGCTGCCAGTGCCTTGGTGATGGACAAGCCTGCGATGCCTGCTCGGCCGGCAACTGTGGGGCTTGCACCACGCGAGACTGCTCCGATGAGGCCTGCGCGGAAAACGGCTGCCCATTCCAGCAAGACGACGATCAGGATCCCGATAATCCCGATGCCAATTCCGCCGTTGCCGCGGAAACGATTGTGCCTGCTCCGGCCGCTGAAGTTCCGGAGCTGATTCCCGCGGCGAAATCTCTCGCCATGCGGGAACACGAGCTCGATCTCATCGAGAACGCCTAAAATCCCAAACAAATTTCGCCGGGAACTCCTCACCCAATGGTGAGCATGCCGGCATAAGGACCGATCGCCTGCCCGACGGCTAGCGCGATCGCGCCCACGCACCCGCGAAGTAACACCCCGTACCCCGAACGAAAAACCTACGACAGGAGAAACCCCCGATGTCTAACATCAAAGGATTGCGGCAGCGCAAGAGCGATCAGGAAAAAGCTCTCCGCGCATTGCTGAATAAGGCCAAGGCTGAGGACCGCGTCTTCACCGAAGCCGAGGAAACCGAATATCAGGCTGGCTTGGACGGCCTGAAGGCCACCGTGCTGCAGCTCGCGCACGAAGACGAACTGCAGGCCATCGAGCGCGGCACACCCGTCGCCGATGCCGAAAATGCCACTGGAATGTCCGCCAAGACGGGAGGCTTTGCTTCTCTCGGTCAGCAACTTCAGGCGGTCGCGAAGCACGCTCTCTCCCACGGCAGCATCATGGATCCGCGCCTTATGGCGGCCAATGGCCTCTCCGAAGCAATTCCATCCGATGGCGGATTCCTCGTCCAGAAGGATTTCTCGGCCGAGCTGATCCAGCGCATCTATGACCTGGGCGAAGTGGCCAAGCGCGTCCGGAAGATCCCCATCTCCGGCACCTCCAACGGCATCAAGATTAACGCCATCGACGAAGACAGCCGCGTTGACGGATCCCGGTGGGGCGGAGTTCTAGCCTACTGGGTGAACGAAGCTGCGAACTTCACGAAGTCCAAGCCGAAGTTCCGCCAGATCGAACTGCAGACCAACAAGCTCATCGCCCTGTGCTATGCCACCGATGAGCTCATGGAAGACGCCGTGGCCCTCCAGGCCGTCATCCAGGAAGCCTTCTCGGAAGAAATGACCTTCAAGACCGAGAACGCCATCATCAACGGCACTGGCTCCGGCCAGCCGCTCGGCATTTTGAATGCCGGCGCGACGCTGCAGATCGCCAAGGATTCCGGCGATTCCGGCGCCACCGTGGATGCCCAGGATCTGATCAACATGTATTCGCGCATGTGGCCGCGCAGCCGCGCGAGCGCCGCATGGCTCATCAACATCGACGTCGAGCCGAAGCTCTACAACCTGACACTCGGTTCCGGCTCCGGCGTGATCCTGAGCGATCTTTCCCGGATCTATGTTCCTCCCGGGAACAACAACAATGCGTACGGGATGATTCTCGGCAAGCCGGTGATCCCCGTGGAGTATTGCGCCACGCTGGGAACCCCCGGCGACATCATCCTCGCCGATCTGAGCCAGTACCTGCTCATCGACAAGGGCGCGCCGAAGCAGGACTACTCCATCCACGTCCAGTTCCTCACCGATGAAGGCGTGTACCGCTTCGTCTATCGCGTGGACGGCCAGCCGAGCTGGAAGAAGCCCCTCACCCCGTTTCAGGGCAGCAACACGCTGTCCCCGTTCATCACCCTGGCCACCCGCTCCTAATTAGGAGCGATCCACCCTCCGGGCCCCGATTCGTCGGGGCCCGCTGCTTTCCAAATTTAGATTCGAGGAGAAAATCCATGAAGGGATTCGTAGTCGCACAACAGGGCCATGTGGTCAATGCCCTGCCGCCCGTCAGCGCCAGCGGCGGAAAGACCGCGCAGGCTTTTTCGATGGCCGATTATCAGCACGCCACCATCATCATCAGCCTCGGCGCGCAGGCCGCGCAGATGACTTCGATCGTAGTGAATGAGTGCACCAGCGCCGCCGGCGCCGGCGCGACCGCCATTCCGTTCAACGTCTTCAAGCAGGAGGTTTCCGGCGCATCGGATGATGTGCTCGGAGCGCTCACTGCCGAAACCAGCGCGGGCTTTCAGCCTTCGGCGAACGCCAATATTTTCTACGTCATCGAACTCGATGCGCAGGCGCTCGACGCGGGCTATGACTATGTCCAGGTGGTGCTCGCCAATGGCGCCAATGTGGATCTAGCTGCGGTAATCGTTGTCCTCAGCGGCGCGCGCTTCGCCGAAGACCAGTCCCCCACCGTCTGCGTGTAACGCCAGGCGGACACCAAGGTTGTTCCTCCCGAACTGGCAAGCACGCCAGCTCACAAAACGGAAGCGGCTCCGGCTCCCCCCGGAGCTGCTTCCGGCCCCTCTTTTTCGAGGTAGCCGATGTACTTAAAAATCCTCACCGGCCGTTATGCCGGCGAGATTCAGGAATTTCCGTTCCCCGTCGCGCAGGATCTGATCGCCAACGGCCGCGCGGTGCGTGTTAATTATGAAACCAAGGCCGTCGATATCATCCAGCCGCCAGCCGCTGTCCCTGCAGCTCCTGCAGCTCACGGCAAAAAGCAGAAAACACGAAGTCGAAAATCTCTGACCAACTAAATGTCCACTCTCGCCATCATCACGCCGCCCATCGCCGAGCCTGTCTCACTGGCCACCGTCAAGCTGCACGCCCGTATTTCTTCAGGCGATATCAGCCAGGACGCTCTGATCAGCGGAACCTATATACCGGCGGCGCGCGAGGGCGTGGAAAGCGATTCCGGCCGGAGCCTGGTCAACAAGCTATATCGCCAGTCGCACGATAGCTTCCCTCACCTCCACGAAGGCAGCGGCTGGGCCGGATCCGGAATTTACTATTCCGCCGCGCCGCGCTACTCGCGCGACCACCATCTTGAGCATCACCAAATCAAGCTGCTGCGCTCGCCCGTCGTCAACGTCGCCTATATCAGCTACATCGGGACGGACGGAAACACTTACACCCTGAATCCCACGCCTTTCCCCTGGCAGGCCAACAAAGCCTATGTCATCGGCAACCAGGTGGTGGATTCCAACGGCAATCTCCAGCAGGTTACAGCCGTCTCCGAAGCCGGAAACATCGGAGTCTCTGTCAGCGGATCCACCGCACCGGCGTGGAATCTCAGCGGAACGACGGTCGATAATCAGCTCACCTGGACGTATCAGAGTGCCGCGCCGGCGTCCAACGTGCTTCCCTCGCCTCAGCTCGGCGATTTCATTGTCAGCATGGATGCCGAGCCGCCGCGGCTTACTCCGCTCTATGGCCAGGTCTGGCCGGCTACGTTGCGCGTTCCCGACGCAGTGCAGATCTATTTCACCGCGGGCTACGGCAGCGACGCGGCAACCGCTCCTGCGCAATTAAAGGTCGCGCTGATGGCCATCGTCGCCGACATGTACGAAAACCGAGAGACGCTCACCGATGTGAATCTTTACGTGATCCCCAATCACATCGAGCGCCTCATTGCTCTTAATCGCGTTCGCGATTACAACCCCACCCGGTAAATTTAAGGAGAAACAATGACCAAGAAATTCCGTAAGCTGCTGCACGTCGCTGGATATTTCGCACTCGCTCTCGCGCTGTTGCTGGCGCCGGCCATGCCGGCATTCGCCACATCGCCCACCAACATCAACGCGCAAACTCCCGTCGGCCCGTATCCCACTGCAGTGGGCTCTGGCGCGCTGACCATCAGCTCAACCGCCGCGGACACCACCAATGGCAATTCCACCGTGCTATCGGGCCACGAAGTGCTCTGCGCGACGAATTCCAGCGGATCCACCGCCTATACCATCACAATCAATTCGGTCGCCGACCAATACGGCCGCACGTCGGACATTACCGCCTATTCCATAGCCCTCAATACCACCGCGTGCTTTAGCTTCCTCGGCGGAGTGACGGGTTGGAAGCAGTCGGACGGCACAGTCCATTTTCAGGGTTCCAACGCCCTGATCCTTTTCACCGTTTACTACGTCCTCCGCTAAAAACAATTAGCGGTCTTTTCCCCCCATGCCATCGCCACGAATAGCTGCTGGAAAATTGCGCCACCCGGTGGAGCTTGCCCATCCGAATACCACTCAGGACAGCTCCGGCGGGTGGTCCAAGAACGACGCCAGCAAATATGCCAGCGTTTACGCCGAGATCGTCACGCTCACCGGCAAGGACCTCTATAACGCGCAGCAGCAGGTATCTGAGGCCACTCACCTAGTTACCATTCGCTGGATGCCAGGAGTGCTCGCCAAGGATCTGGTCTGGTTCAACGACGCCGAAGGCAACACGCGAACTTTTCAGATCGAAGTAAAATTAAACCCCGATGAAGTCGCCCACGTCCTCCGCCTGATCTGCGTCGAGCGAAACGATTCCGCAAATACCTGGTAATGCCTGGCGCCTTCGATATCAAGGTGAAGCTGACCGGCTTTGCCGAGTTCGAGCACAAGCTCGAAGAATTGCCTCTCAAAGCGGCGCGTCACATCGTTCGGGACGTCCTTCACCAAGTGGGGGAAGTCTGGCGCAATGCCATCGCCGCGCTCGTGCGCCGCGGCGCTCACCACGGCGGCAAGAACGGAAAATCCGTAGCCAACGACGATCCGGAACCCGCCGGCTTCATTGCCGAGAACATCGCGATTGTGATCCGCACGAAGAGCGATGTCTCCGCGACGATGAGCGTGGGGCCGTCCAAAAAAGCATTTTGGGCCAAATGGCTCGAATTCGGCACCGGCCCGCGCGTGCGGGGAAATGAAACCCACGGCCGAAACCTTCACGGCCTGGCCCGCAAGATTTATCAGCGTTACCAGAGTGGCGACCGGATGCCCGCTTTTCCTTTTGTCCGGCCGGCATTCGACGAAACGGAGGGCGAGGTTCTGGAGAAGCTCCGCCTTGGCATCCGCCAATCGCTCATAGATTCCGGCATTCCTCTCGAATAAACCGATGCTGACTGACGGCCTTTACAATCTGCTCTCGACCTCCGCGGCGATCACCACGCTTATCGGCACGCCGGCAACGCGCAAAACCACGAGCAACGGCACGGTCAACGACAGCGGCATCTTCTTTGTTTCAGCGCCGGAAGGAACGCTCGCGCCCTACATCGTCTATTCGCAGATCTCCGGCACCGGCAATCCGGTGTTTGAGGGCGAAGACCCGCTGCAGCGTGGCCGCTTCGAATTTTCCTGCTATGCGGTTTCCGCCAAATCCGCCAAGACGCTGGCTCGCGCGGTGAAGTCCCTGCTGCTGGGCCTTTCACAGACCCTTAGTGACGGCACAATCGTTAACGAAATTACCCTGGCCAGCGAGCAGGACTTGTTCGAGGACGGCCCGTTTCAGTACCGCACGACGGTGGACGTGATGATTCTCTTCACCGATATCGGAAGTTAATTTTTCCAGGAGAAAAACATGGCTAATGAAAAAGCACAAAAAATGCCCGCGGGCACGTTCAAGGCTGGCGACAAGGTCCGGCTGACCGATCCCGACGTGCTTCCCAAGCTCGATTCGCGCGAGGGACAAGTGACCGGCATTTGCTCCGACGGCCGTTGCGTCCGCGTGGCTTTTCCGGGCGAAGTGGATCTGAAGGGCAAACAAAAATCTCTCGCTGTCTGGTACGGCGTGCTCGAAACCGTCAGCTCGCCCGCCGCGTCCGTCGCCCCCGCAAAACTGTAATCCCCTGACGCGCCAGGCAGCCGCGCGAATCTTCCATTCCCCATCTTCCAGGAGGCACCAATGACTTACACAGGCACACAAGCTTTCAGCGGCCGCGGAACACAGATTGAAATCGGCAACGTCTTTCCCAGTCCCACGGCTTACATTCCCATCGAGGAAGTGAACAAGTGCTCCCCCTCGGGAAATAAGCTGGATACCGACGACGCGAGCAATTTCGAATCCGGCATCAACAAGGAATTCATTTCGACGATGCTGGATAACGGCGAGATAAAACTCGACGGCAACTTCCTCCCCACGGCGACCGGGCAACTGGCTCTTCAGGCCGCGTTGCAAACCGGCCAGTTGAACAATTTCAAGCTCGTTTTCGCCAGCGGCCCGAACGGCGGATACGACTTCACGGGCTACGTCACTTCGTTCGAACCCGATATCCCGGTGGACAAGATCGTGAAGTTTACCGCCTCGATCAAGATCACCGGCCCGTTTGTCTGGACTTCCACGCCGTAAACCATGAAAAAACAGCATTCACCATCCGCCGCCAATATTGACGCGAAGGCCACGGAGTATCTCGCCGCGCAGAAAGAGGTCGCCCGGCTCCGCACGGAGCTGAGCGACCTGGTCCGCGCGGTGGGCAAAACTCCGCACAACGCCGAAAAGACCATGCTCCTCGAAGGTGCCGGGTACGATCTGCGCCTTTCGACACGCACGGAAACCCACGTGGATACAGCCGGAGCTCTGGCGCTCGCGAAAGCCTGTCCGCCAAAGATCTTCGAGCAACTGTTCAGCCGCGTGGATAAGTTCGTGGTGTGCCGAGGTGCGCATAAATTCGTCTCGCTATTGCCTGGCAAATCGGGCACTATCGCACGGGAACGGTTCTACGCCGCTCTCGATACGAAAGAGATGGGCTCTCAGCTCAAAGTCACGAAACGAAAGCAGAAATAACGTTTTTCAACCAGTGGGCGCGAATGGTACCATTCGGGCCTGACGTCGTTGTAGCCGCTCTCTTCCTCCCCCGTTAGGAGCGGCGCTGCCGAAGGGCTGGTGCGCATTCCGCGACGTGCCAGCCCTAGCTTCTCCCCAAGGAGATAACCAATGCCGAAAGATAAGCGCCCCGCGCTGCGCCGCTCGATTACTCCGTCTATTCCCCTGAAGCTCGATCTTCACGATGCCGAGGGCGAATTCACCGCTGAGTTCAAGCTCTGCCTCGAGAACGGCTCCATGGTGCGTTTCGAGGAAAAATCCGGCGTCAATACGCTCGCCCAGGGACCGCTTGAAATCTGGGCGGGAATGGACGCCAGGCGTCTTTCCGCGCTGCTTTGGGCCGCCGCGCTCGCGCACAACCCCGAATATGACAGTGACGAAGGGCTCGAAGTCATCCGCTCCTACGTTACCGACGAAAACGCCAAACAGGTTTACGAAGCCCTGTGGGATGCGCACCTCGCTTCGCTCTCTCCGGAGCGCCGCAAGCTCATGAGCGAAATCCGCGCCAAGGGAAAGGAAACGCTGGCCGATGAGGATCCCACGCGCGACCCTTTCGGCGGCCAGGCGGCGCCACCGGCGCCGGAGCTGGCCAGCAACCCACCTGGCGGGACCTCTGGGCCGTTGCCCGCTACGACCTAGGACTTAGCGACCGGGAGTTCTGGCGGCTAACCTCCGGCGAATTTGAGGCTCTGCTCGAGCGTGCCGAGGCTGGGCGCAAAACAGCGCGGTTCAATACCGCGGTTATCGCCTCCACCATCTACAACGCCAATCCGTTTCGTGGCGAGAAGTCATCTCCCGTTTCACCCGGTGACATTTTTCCTGAATTCGCGCTGCCCGTAAAAGTCCAAACCGAAGAAGAGGCTGTCGCCGCCTTCCGCGCCGTCTTCGGCTCAGGTCCGCCCATCGTCAATGAAAATTAATAATCTCGCCGTCATCTGTCCGCCTAACTTCAAACTCTCCGAATGGCTGCGCCTTCGCGCGTCCTGGGCCAAGTTGCCGCCTCCGCCCAAACCCGAGCCGCCCACTCACGAAGAGCTGCTGCTCGCCTCGTTCCATACCGGGCTTACCACCTACCAGAAATTCGCCGCCGGCACGTCCAAACCGCCCCGCGAATTGGATCTCTAAACCATGGCTGACGCTGTAGGTTCCCTAAGAGTTGATCTCCTGCTGAATCAGGCCGAGTTTCTGGCCGGGATGAAGCAGGCCGGAAGCGCTGCAACACGCGCTGGCCGGGAGATCAGCGATTCGTTTACCAAGCTCGGCGCTCTCGAGACAGTTGCGCTCGCGCCGCTAAACGCCCTTGGTGCGCAATTCGGCGTCTTCGCCACGCTGGCCGCGAAGAGCATGGGAACGGCGATCGGCGCGGTGGCTGCGCTGCCCAAGGCGCTCGAAAAAGCGCAGGGCAGCTTCGGAAAATTCGGAGCTGTGCTGGGCCTCGCGGGAAAGGGCGTTATTGGAATTGGAATCGCAGGAGTGGCCGCCGGCGCGGGAATTATCACCCTGGCGCTGCACACTGCTGAATCCGCGGCGAAAATGTATGCGCTTTCGCAATCGACCGGCGTTAGCGTGGAAACCCTCAGCGGGTTCGCATTTGTCGCCAAGCAATCCGGCGTGTCGGCCGAGGCGATGAATACTTCGCTCGAGCGGATGAACCGTTCCGCCTTTGCGGCCGCCACTGCGCCGCACGGCGCGACTAACGCCTACACGCGCCTGACCATTGCCGTGCGCGACGCCAATGGCGCGCTCCTGCCTACCCAGGAGATTTTCAAAAGCATTGCCGATAAATTCGCGGCCATGGCCGATGGTCCCGCCAAGGGGGCTCTTGCCATCCAGCTATTCGGGAAAAGCGGAGCTGACGTTATACCGATTCTTAACCAGGGGCGCGCGGGAATCGACCAGTACATGGCCACCGCGCAAAAGCTGGGCATCGTGCTCAGTACGCAGACCGCCGAAGCGGCCGACAAATTCGAGCAGTCACTCAATGAGATTACGGCTGCCGGCGAAGGCCTCTCGCTCAATCTTTTGCGAGCCTTGTTGCCGAGCCTCCAGGCCATCGCCAGCATGGTGACCCGGTTATCCCAAAGCACTGAATTCCAACAATGGGCAGAAACTGCCGTTACGTGGATGAGCAATATCGCAAAGGGCGCCCTGCTCATGGGCGATCTCACGGTGCTCACATTCCGCGAACTGATTGACGTATTTCAGGTCACAGTGCGCGAGCTGGCTGCTGTTGGCGATGCCATGACTGGTGTCGCCGAAATAACAGCCGGAGATCTCGTCGATGGAGTAGCCCGGCTGAAAAAATCCTGGGATCAAGCCAGCGGCGGAGCAACAAAATATTATGCCGATGCGAAGGGCGCGGCATCTGATAGCGCCAAATTCGCGGCGGATTTAATACGGCCTCCGTTTCAAGGAACTACCGGTCCCCAGCGGCCGCGCGGCGGTGGTGACGCGGATACGTCCGCGGCGAAATCGCGCATCAATGTGATTGCCGAAACCATCGCGCGATTGAAGGACGAAGCAGCCGCGGAAGCCGAGCTCGCTCGCGCCGTGGGTGGAACGACAGCCAGCATAATCCTGGCCACTGCCGCTGAAAAAGCCAACGAGGAAATCGCGCGCCTGCAGATCTCCGCGAAAAATGGCGGCCGCTCGGTCACCGAAGCGCAAAAGCAGCAGATCCGCGATCTCATTACTCTTACGGAAGCGTATAAGGCCGGCTTCGAAGACAACAAAGGCCTCGACGAATTCATCCGCAAAACCCAGCAGGAAACCGCCGCACTCGATGCGCTGGCCAAAGCCCATGGGCTGGGCCCCGCGGCGTATGCGACCGCGCAGGGTGGCGCGCCCCTCGAGAAATACCGGCAGGAAGCGGGCGATCTTACCGAGCTGATTGCCAAGCTGAAGCTTTACGGCGCTACTTCCTCCGCGCTCGCTCCGCTGGTCAATGAGCTGGACCAGCTCAATTTGAAAATGGGCGTGGCAGCCGCGGCCGAGAAGCAGCTCGAAGCAGGAAAGCTAACCAAGGACTTCAACGAGGAGATAGACAAAGTCTCCGCCGAGACCAAGGCGCTCAATGACAATACGTTAGCCCTTGTGCGTGGAGGAGACGCGCGCCGTCAGCTTGCCATCACTCAGAAAGTGAATGAGTGGGCTGCCGAGCCCGCGCACAAAGGTGCCACTCCGAATCAGCTCGCTGGAATCCGCGCAGGCGTCACGCAGGAAAGCGATGCTCAACAGCTCGCCGGCGCTGGGGAATCCGTCGCGTCCTTCAGCCGCGTCCCCGCCATCCAGGCGGAAATCGACGTGCTCTCGAAGCTCCGATCGGCCGAGCTGGCCGCCGGGCAATCCACGATATCCACCGATGCGCTGATCGCTTCGAAGGAAGCCGAGCTGGCCACCGCACGCGCGCAGCAATCGCAGCAATACATTCAAAACATCATCGCCATTCAGCAGGCCAATTTTGATATGGCCAATTCCGAGCTGCTCAACGAAGCACGGCTGCACGACTCCCAGCGCACGCTGATCGAAGACTGGGACCGCGCCGCGCTCGAGGTGGGCACCTTCGGCGACAAGGTTCGTGCGGTGCTGAATGAAATTCAGCTCGAAGGGCAGAACGCCGCCGCCAACATTGCTCAGGCCTTCAAGACTGCGCTCGATGGGGTGAATGACGAAATAGCCAAGATGCTCACTGGCCAGAAGTTTAACTTCGGTCAGATCGCCACCCAGCTCGGGCAATCACTCGTCAAGAGCGGTCTGCAATCCGCCGAGGGCTCGCTTACCACCGCGCTTTTTGGCTCGGCTGTAAAGACCGGCCAGCTCGGCTCTAGCGCCGGCAATCCTATGTTCGTGTCCATGGTGAACTCTACCGGGCTGTCCACTCCGGGCAGCACTTCGTCCACGGGAATTCTCGGCAGCCTTATTCCAGGGCTTGGGGGCAGTAGCGGTTCTTCGGGAATCAGCGGCTTGCTCGGCGGAGTGCTCGGCAAATTCGGAATTGGCGCGCCCGGCGGCGGCGGTACGTCGTCCAGTTCGGCTCTCGGCACCCAGGGCAATCCGATGTATGTGATCAGCGCTTCGGGGGCAGGTGGAGGCCTGGGCGGCATCCAGCTTCCAGGATTGTCTGGCGCTGGAGGCGATTCCGGCGGCTCATTCTCCGACGCGATCTCCGCCGCATTTGGCGGAGGCCTTGCCGATGGCGGCGATATGACTCCCGGCAAAGCTTACCTGGTGGGCGAGGATCATCCTGAGATCTTGTTCGCTGGACGGTCCGGCGGCAGCGTCTCCCCTTCGCTCAAAATGGGCGGCGGCACAACCGTCAACCAGACCAACCACTATCACGGCGTCAGCGATGCCGACAGCTTCCGCCGATCGGAAGCGCAAACGGCTGCCAGCCACGCCCGCGACACGTCCATCGCACTCAAAAGGAATGGCCGCTGATGGCGTTCTTCGAATGTGAATTTCCGCGCACCATTGCTTTCAAGCGGCTGGGCGGGGACGGATTTTTCACCACTGTCAACAAAGGCTTTGGCGGCCAGGAACAACGCAACAAAAACTGGTCGCAAACTCACGCGAAGTACACCGTGGACCTGACGACTCCGGGGCCCCTCACCGTCGGTCGGCTGCTCTTCATCGAGCAGTTGCGCGCGTTTTTCGATGTAGTCTCCGGCCAGGGAGACGCTTTCCGGTTCTATGATCACGTCAACGGCAAGGCGCGTGGCCAGATCATCGGCGTGGGCAATGGCGCGCTGACCGTCTTTCAACTTACCAAAACGTCCACTGTCGGGCCGCCGGGCGGTGGGCTGACTCGCAGCTACGTCCGCAACCTCACCAAGATTGTGGATCCGTCGGTGATGAACTATCTCGGCGTGCCGCTGCGGCGCACTCTGAATATCTATCTGAATGGCGTGGTGCAAGCCGTGAACGCCTATACCCTCGACGCCACCACTGGTTTGGTCACGTTCGACAGCGCCCCGGGCGGCGCCGTGGTTATCACCGCCGACTGCGAATTCGATATCCCCGTGCGGTTCAACAAAGACCAGTACGAGCCCCAAGTCGAAGAGTCCGATATCCCCGGCGGCCAGCCCATCATCAGCGTCCATTCCGTCGAGCTGGTCGAAGTCCTGCCGCCGAATTATTAAATTTCAGTGATTCTATGAAAACGTGCTCGTCAGGGCTACAGGCGCATCTCAGCGGCGGCCAGACCGCGCTCGCGTGGTGCTGGAAGATCAAGCGCGTTGACGGAACCATTCTCGGCTTCACCACGCTCGACCAGGAACTCCCTTTCGATCTGGGCGATGGCGACGGCTTGGTGGACTATGAAGCCTCCACCGGCTATGCCAACACCGCCAACCAGTTCAAGAGCGACCTGTCCGTAGACAATTCCGAATCCACCGGTTTTCTCGAATCCGGCAGCATTACTGAAGCCGACATCCGCGCCTGCAAATATGATGGGGCCACGCTCACCGTCTTCATCGTCAACTGGAGCAATCTCAGCCAGGGCGCGCTGATCATCCGTACCGGCTATTTCGGCATCGTCAAGATGAAGAATGGCCTGTTCACTGTGGAATGCCGCGGCCTGGCCTCGAAACTTTCCACCAACATCAGCCACCAGTTTGGAGCGATGTGCCGCGCGACCTTCGGCTCCGGCCTGAACGGCATCGATCTGACGTCGAAGTACCTGTGCATGATTGACGTCACCCTGTGGCGGCAAAACGGCACGGTAAGCGGTTCAGCCGACAATCTTCATGTCACCCCTGAAGCCGGACTGCTGATGGTGGGATCGTCCACGCCGCTCGTTGCCGCGCCGGCCGGCTGGTTCAATGACGGATTCATCCACTTCAACACCGGCGCACTTGCCGGCGACGCTTTCGAGATCAAGAGCTGGGACGGCACGGTGCTCACCATGTATCTGCCGCTGCCTGCCCAGCCGGTATTTGGCAACACGTTTTACATTGAGCCAGGCTGCGATCACACCATAGATTCGAACGGCTGCGCCCGCTACACCAACATCGTGAATTTTCAGGGCGAGCCGTTCATTCCCGGCGCCGATTCGCTCTACACCATTCCCGACGCGACTTACAACGTCGGCAACCCCGGCGGCGGCTAAGACTATGCCCTGCGATCTAAGCAAGCCCGGTTTTAAGAATCTGAGGCGAAGTGATTTCCCGCCATATCCGCTGGTCACCATAGAACAAATCGTATCGTCCGCGCGGACGTATATCGGCACGCCATTTCGCCATCAAGGACGCGAAAAGGGGAAAGCGTGCGACTGCGTGGGCTTGCCGCTGATGGTTGGCGAAGAGCTGGGCCTCGTGGACACGCTCGGCAATCCATTCACTCGTTACGACCACGTCAACTATGGAGCCCAGCCGGGCGACGACATGGTCCTGCGAATCTGCCGGCAGCGCCTGGTTGAAATGCCTGAAGGCCACCAGATCCAGCCAGGAGATCTGCTGGCCATCAAGAATCCGCGCATCGCCTGCCACGTGGGAATTGCCACTATGTTGCAAGGATCGCTGGGCGTGATTCACGCGCTGGATATTTCAGGAATTCGCCGCGTGGTGGAGCACGGGCTGCGTGGTTACCACGTGTCGCACATCAAGGCTATTTTCACTTTTCCGGGGATTGAGTAGTGGCTCAGCTCATCATCGTTCCGGCGCTCGAAATTGGAGTGGGATTTCTGGGCGGGCTGCTCAACAAGCCCGCGCCGCCCGCGCCGGTCACCAACAATCAAATCACCAGCTCCGCGCCAGGCGCGCCGATTCCCTTCGGCTACGGCTTCCAACGCATTCCCGGCCAGCTCATCTGGACCACCGGAATAACTTACACCACCGTCACCCCTTCGAAAAAAGGAGGCGGCTCGGTTATCGGATATCTGTATCAGGCCAGCATCGCCATGGCCTTCTGCGAAGGGTCGGCAGCGATCCTGCAGGTCTATGGCGACAGCAAACTAATCTACGACACCAACCCGGACCCGGCGCAGGATCTGCCCTCGCAGTTCTATCCGCCGTGGAATTCGGCCACGCTCTACAATCCCGGCAACCTGGTGAACTATGGCGGCGTTGGCTGGATCTGCATCCTCACCAACACCAACATCATTCCGGGAACCAACCAGACTTATTGGAACACTGCCAGCGGCTACGGCCCGTGGAACAACCAGACGGTCTATAACCCTGGCGACGAAGCCACCGACGCCGGACAAATCTGGGTTTGCATGGTTTCGAACGGTCCGGGTACCTCGCTGGGCGTCGTCGAGCCCTACTATGTCAGCGATCCGGACCCCTCAGATCCTCCGCCATGGGAAACGCTGAGGCAGTACTACGGCACGCCCACGTTTTATTCCGGCGCGGGCCCCGGAACGCAGCTCCCCGATCCGCTCATCCAGGCGGCTGAAGGCGCAGCCATCACTCCGGCATTCACCGCGCTCAACTATTTCACCTGGGCCAATTTGCCGCTGGCCAATTTCGGCAACCGTATTCCCAACACTCGCGCCCTGATCCAGTTCCCGATTCTGTGCCAGTGCTAAGACTCCATGTCCGAACGTCTGACACAGGTAGCTCTCGAGGTCCTGAACCCCATCCCGCCGGGGATGCGCCTTACACAGGTTGCGCTGGAAGTCATCATCCCAGCGTCGTGCGGGATTGCCTGCATCATCCTGGACCTGTGCATTCGCGCGGGCCTCGAGTGCAGCCAGGTTAACGTCGCGCTGCTCACTTCGGCGAACCTGCAGCCGAATAACACCTGCATCGGCTACGTGATTGACCGGGCCACTTCGGCCGCGGACGCCATCCGCGTGATCATGGAGGCGTATTTCATCGACGCCTGCGAGTCTGGCGGACAGCTCAAATTCGTCCCTCGCGGACTCCCCGCGCAAACACTTACCATTCCTGAAAGCGATCTCGGCCTGGTGAGTGACGACGCCGAAGTAATTCCCGAACAATTCGGCGACGAGCAGGATCTGCCGCTCGAATGCATAGTCACCTATACCGACATCGAGCTCGATTACCAGTCCAATTCGCAGCGCTGGAAACGCAACTCGCGCATCGTCACCACCAAGCAGCAAAAGCAGTTGAGCTATCCGCTGGTGATGACTCCCGACCAGGCCATCAACATTGCCGCCGCGGCGCTCTATTGGGAATGGGTGGGCCGACAGGCATTCGATTTCAACGACTGGCGCGCGGTCGCGATGCTCTACGATCCCACCGACGTCATCCAGTTTATTTACGAGACCATCACCTGGGGAGTGCGCATTACCGATCACGAAATCGGCCAGGGCTTTGTCTCCAAGTTCAAAACGCTCAATGAAGAGGGCGCCATCTATAAGCCTCTGCCTTTCGGAGTCGGCGGCAGCCGCGTCGGCAACGGCGCAGGGATCATCAATTTCAAACGTTCCGCGCTGCGCTATGTTGGACCGCCGCAGACGTTCCTATTCGATATTCCCCTGTTGCGCGACGGCGATTCCAATCCCTCGGGCACGGGCTACTACTTCGGATTAAGCTCCACGCTGCCGCAGTGGGCAGGCGCGGCGCTCATGCGCTCGGCCGACAATTCCACTTACACCCAGGACTCGGCCGCGCCGAACGCGATTTATTACGGCTATGCCACCAACGCTCTCGGCTCTCCCGCGTCACCGTGGGTCTGGGACAATGCCAACTCGCTCACCATCGCTTTGAAAACTCCCGGAGCGGCGCTGGCCGGCGTCACCCAGCTCCAGATACTGAATGGCGCGAACGCGCTGATTGTCGGCTCGGCCGCCAACGGCTGGGAAATCATGCAGTTCGAGAACGCCGTGCAAAACATGGACGGGACGTGGACCGTCAGCGGCTTGCTGCGCGGCCGCCGCGGCACGGAGTGGGCTTGCGGCACTCACGCGATCGGAGACCTGGTGGTTGTGCCGATCTCGGGAATCCAGCGCGTCCAGAATCCTTCTTCGCTGCTCAATCAGCCTTACGACTATCGCGGCGTTTCCGTCGGCCAGGACGTCACCAGCGGCTCCATCCAGCAATTCACCCTGGTTGGCAATGACCTGAAGCCTTACGCGCCGTGCCAGGTCACCGGCAGCCGCGATATGTCCGGCGATCTCACCATCGCCTGGGTGCGCCGCACGCGCATCGGTGGAGACGCTGAAGCGACCTGGCTGGGCGGACTTTCCGAAGTTCCGCTCTATGAACAGGAAGAGCTCTACGAAGTGGATATTTATAACGGCTCGGTTATCGTCCGGCAAATCACCGGGCTTATTTCGCCGACCACCGTCTATTCCGCCGCGGACCAAACCGCCGACTTCGGCTCGGTGCAGAGTTCGATCCACATGAAGATTTATCAGGTGTCCGCCGTCGTGAATCTCGGCTTTCCCGCGACCGTCACTCTCTAAGGAAAACGAATGAGCACTCCCAGCCTGGCCCTCGCCTACATCGCCAACAATCAGAACCAGGGCGAAGTCCCCTGCAATGCCGCGTTCCTCGGTCTCGACCTGGCGACGAATGCCGAAGCCTCCTGGCCGACCGGCGGCTCGGATGTAACGCTGACCCAGGCGCAGCTCGCTTCAGCCATGGTCCACGTGCTGAGCGGCGCGCTCACTGGTGACAAGCATTTGATTTTGCCGGCCAGCGTGCCGCGCACCTTTATCGTGGTGAACGAAACCACCGGCGGCCACAACATCATCGTCGAAGTTACTGGCGCGCCTGGATCCACCGTCAGCCTGCTGGCGAGTGCGGGCTACGCGCTCGTCTATTCGGACGGCACGAATGTGGTTGAGATCTCCGGAGGCGGCGGAGGGGGCGGCGGCTCAGTCACATCCGTCGGGCTCAGCATGCCGCCAGGATGGAGCGTCGGCGGATCGCCGGTCACGAGCTCCGGAACTCTGGCGGCTACGCTCAACGCGCCGCTGGCCAAGTCCGTCAGCTATGCGCTGGCTGATGCCGATAACACCGTGCTTTTCACCACTGGTTCGAGCGCGCTCACAGCGACGCTGCCCACCGCGGTGGGGATTGCCGCTAAGCGCTCCACCATCAAGAAAGTGGATTCCGGATCCGGAGCGGTCACCATCGCGACGACGTCCTCGCAAACCATTGACGGGCAAAGCTCCTGGAGCCTGCCCAACCAGTTTCAGTACCTCACTGTCGAATCCGACGGCAGCAATTGGTGGGTCGTCGCCAACAATTAGGACAAAACATGCGCAAACTATTGTCATTGTGCTGCCTTCTGGCGGCCGTTTTTCTTGTCAGCCTATCGGCATTCGCCCAGGGCGGCGCCGCGACGGATACCCGCTACGGCGGTTCGCTGCCTGGCGCGTGCAACACGCACCAAATCTTTTCCTTGGTCAGCGGCGGCAATGCTACCTACGAAGGCTGCACGTCCACAAACACTTGGTCGGCTTTCGCCTTGGGAAGCGGCACCACCTTCCAGGTGGACGGCACGGGACTTTCGTCCTCGAGCACGGTGAATTTTCAGGATGCCCTCGCGTTCAACGGCCTGACGCTAACTTTCACCAATCCCTCGGCGGGCAATGTGAAGCTGGTGTGGAGCGGCACGCTGGGCAATGCCGGGCTAACCAATTCCAGCATGACGGTGGGATCGACGAGCTGCACGCTGGGATCCACCTGCGCTCCATCCACCACCGTGAATGGAACGAGCTGCGTCCTGGGTTCGACTTGCACCGTCACCGCCAGCGGCTCGGGCGTGAATCTCTCCATCCCCAACGACACGACCACCGGCACGACGGTAAACAAGCTCGCAAAAATGACTTCGGTGCAGAAAGCCATCATCACCGCGACCACGGATACAATCGCGCTACAGATTGGAATCGTGACCGCCAATGCGGGAACTTCCGGGACAGCCACGATTGCGATCTCCGGCGTAGGCGTCTCCTGCGTATTCGATGGCGGCACCACCGCGGGCGACTACGTGATTAACTCCGTGACGATCGCGGGCGATTGCCACGACACCGGAAGCAGCACTTACCCGACGGCCTACGGAAACACGGTGGGCATGGCGGTTGCCACCAACAGCGGCGCGGGAACTTACACCGTGAACATGAACAATGCGCCGACCGGCAACGGAATTGGCGGCGGCATCGTCGGCCGCTCGGCTGACAATGCTTTCAACATGCTGGCGCTTTGGACTGGCCCGACCTCACTAGGAATCACGCCCACCGACATGGGCGGAAACGGGTGGGGAGTCCAGCGGAGTACTGGACAACTTATTGAGGGAAGCTGCTGCGGCGGCTCAACGACAGGAATGATCGACTTGCAACCAACCTCCGGAAATGGCTACAGCTTTGAAATTAACAGCGGTGCTGTCGTCTACGGATACGGGATGAACAACGCGGCGGGACACTGCCTGTGGTGCGCCTACAGCCAAAATAATTCGTCATCCTTCGGCGCGCGTGAAGTTCTTGATGGCTCGCTGACCATCGCCACGTTTCAGGCTGTGGGCCCAACCCACACTGCACGCCTGCAGGTGCTCAATACGACTGCCGATTCCTTTCAGGATGCGCCGGCCACCACCACCCAGTTTGGCGCCATCGGCCTAGGCGAAAATACCTCGCTCTACAATCTCGGCTTCGATGCGGACGGCGTCAGTGGATGCCTGGCAGACAACACCATCACAATCGGGCACTACTTGAGTTTTGGCACAGGGACTGCCGCATATTGCCGCGACATCGGCACGGGCTGGTTTTATCCGGGAGACATTATCGGCCAGGCCATGAACTCGGTTTCCGGCGGCGCCACGGCCGACGTCGTGCTGAGTCATGAAGTCCGCGGCGGCGCGTATGCGGCGGCGTTGCCGGTGGATTCCGCCGCGCAAACCAGCAGCATTGGATCCACTTCCCTCCTCACTCCGAGCGCCAACGGAATGTTCCGCGCGTGCTATTACTTCTCCACCACCACGGCCGGATCCGCTGGCACAGTCAGCCTCAGCTTCACTTATACCGACAATGCTCAGGCTGAAACGTTTGCCACCAGCACCATCAATCTGGCCACGCTGGGAGCCAATCTGGGCGGCTGCCAGGAGTTCTACGCGCTCACCAGCGCGGCGCTGAAATACCTCACCACTGTCTCCGGAGCGAGCGGCAGCCCGCAATACGATCTTCACCTGCGTATCGAAGCCGAATAGTTTCCCCCCAGTTTTTCCCCAGGACAACCTCATGGCTCTAGTCTTCTGCGACAGCTTTGATCACTACACCAATCCAAGCCAGAAGTGGGACCTGGTGGGCGTCTCCGGCATCTATCCGCAGATTCAGTCCGCCAGTGTGCGCACCGGCGCGCAGGCACTCGAGATCGCGAACGCGCTGGGGCGTGCGCCAGTCTTCGTCCAGAAAAACATTCCCACCCAGGCAACCTACTTTCTGGGCTTCGCCCTGAACGTGATCAACAATTCGATCCAGATTCCCATTTGCGAATTCCTCGATAGCAGCCAGACGCAGGTCGGTCTATTCCTCGATTCCGGCGGACACTTCCAGTTCTATCGCGGCAGCATCAGCGCCGGGTACGTCCTGCTGGGTTCGCCTTCCTCGCAAGCATTGCCGTTTGGCTGCTTCCATTACATCGAAGTGAAGGTCGCCATCGACCACATCTCCGGCCAGTGTCAGCTTAATGTGGACGGCACGGTGTGGCTTACCCTCGCCGACCAGGATACCCAGTACACCGCCAACCCGCTGATCGGCGCCATCACCATCAGCTCATGGGATCTCGGCTTCGACGCCAATAACTTTCAGGCGTTCGTTGACGACGTATACATCTGCGACGATAGCGGAACAAGCTGCAACACCTTTCTCGGCAATATACAGATTCTGTGCGGCATGCCCGACGCCAACGGCACAGCCAACACCTGGACGCGCGGCGGCACCAACCTGGGAACCAACTACAAGCAGGTGTACGAAATCCCTCCGGACGACGACACCACCTATCTCGAAGATGTCGCCGCGACCTACATCCAGGCGGCCTGCTATTCAGGAACGACTGCGGCAGCCGAGCCGGTGATTCCCTTCGTGCCGCCCAGCTCCTATGCCGACGGCCAGGGATTCTTTCCGGTGGATCCAAATACCGGCTCGCCCTGGGGAACGTCAGCTCTCACCGCCGCGCAGTTTGGCGTGATAAGTTCCGACGGCTCGATCGATCGCTACCTCTTTCCCATCCTGCCGACCACGGTCATCATCGCCGCCGCCGTAAACATGCGCGCGAAGAACGCCTGAGCTCTTTTCGAATCCCATGCGAAAAATATTCCTGTTTTCATTCCTGCTGCTGATTACCCTTTTCGGATCCTCCGCGCGAGCCCAGTATCCGACGGGAGTGTACGCGGTCACGCCCAACAGCACGGCGAATGGCTACCTGCTCTCCCAGGCCAACGTGAAGGGCCAGGTAATCTTCGTGCCATGGTCCACCATTGACAACGGCAGCGGAACTCTGGATTGGAGCACGGTGGAAACGGCAATCGCGCCCTGGGCCGGAGCAGGCAAAAAAACTGCTCTGGTAATTTGGGGAGTGACCGCCGATAACCTCAGCGTCACCGCCGCCCCTTCATACGTTCTCAACCAGCTCCCCGCCATGGTGAGCTGCGCGGTGAACGCCGGCACCGGCTACGCGCCCAACTTCACCAACCCGATTTTTATATCCGCGTACAGTGGATTTCTGAATGCGACGATCGCCAGGTATGGAAGCGATTCGCGCATCGGCTTCATTCGCGTCGGGCTGGGCGCCGGAGGCGAGATTTTTCCGCCGTGCAAATCTCAGGAGGAAAGCACCTACGGATTGACCCAGGCCGGATATCAGTCCTACCTCGAAACCATGATCGGCAACGTTCCCCCGGGCAGCAACCCGGTGCAGGTCGGGGTGGATTGCTATGGCGGGAATTGCAATTCCACCACCATCGCTCTTTCCAATAACATCGCGGCGTACGCGGTCGGCGCGCGCTGGGGGATCGGCAAGGAGTCCCTGCAGGATTCCGACATCACCGCGTGGAATTCCGGCCAACCCTGCGACGCCAACTGGTGCGCCCAGTTCGCCGAATATCCTACGGCGTTTCACGATCTGCAGTTCGCCGTGCCCACTTGCCCCGATGGCAACTGCGCAGTGGGATCGCCCGTTACCCTGCTGCCCTTTGCGGCCACGCGCGACGCTCAGGTAGTCGAAATGGCCCAGCCGGATTACTGCATCGCCTACGGACCGTCCTGCTCGGGAACCTATACCGCGGCTTATGACGCAGCCATCGCGGCCTTCGACGCCGCAGCGGGATCCACGTGGACTCCGTCGGCTCCCACCAATTTCCAGGTTACTATCGTCCCCGGACCGGATGCCGGCAACGTGACGCCCGGATCGCTAAACCTCAGCTTCACCGCCGCCGATACGGTCAACGGCAATGCCGCGCCGCTGAGTGGCCACGAAATTCTGTTGGTGCGCAATACCGATACGTCCGCTCACAACTTCACAATCTATTCCACGCCCGATTTCTTCCTTCGCACCGGCGACGTCGGCCCCTATTCGCTCGCCGGCGGCGCCACGGCCGGCTTCAGCTTTCTCGGCGGAGATCCCGTCGGGCCCCTCGGCTGGCGCCAACCTGACGGCGGAATGCACATCCTCGCCGATGACACCCACGTCCAGTTCGTCATGCTCGGCGCACATCTCTAAATATTCAAATTTACTTATCTCCTGGAGGTTTCAACGATGAGATTCAAATATGTAGCTCTAATAGCTCTTTTCTGCCTGGCGGGATGCCTGGCGGCGTGCAACGATTCGAGCGCGAGTCAGCTCAACGCGAGCTGGGATTACACATTCGCGCCGGCGGGGCAGCAGGGCGCGGCATGTACGGCCACGCAGACCACCAACTGCATTCCCAGCTTCACCGTCGAAGACATCAGCAACGCGCAAGACCCCGTCCCGGAAGCCACTGTCGCCGCGCCGGCATTGTCGGTTACCGCGACAATTGCCACGCCCACTTATGGGCCCCACATTTACGGAGTGGTGGCCAATGTGGTGAACGCGAACGGCAGCACGAGCAGCTCGCCGGTTTCGAGTCCGATCACCGTGACGATTACCGCTCCCGCTCCCACCGGCTTCGCCATCACCGTCATATAACCATCCGCGAGGCGCTGCGCCAATTGCGCGCGGCGTCCTCGCCCTGCCACTTCGGGCACCAAAAGGCCTGACACATGATCCCCGCTCAAAACTACGAAACGCCGCTTGCCCTCGCTTTACTCGTCCAAGTTCTCTTCCTCTTGAAATACTTTTACCGCCGTATGCGCGATGGCGAGATCGAGCGGAAGTTTGTCCGCGACATGGCCACCAATCACCTGCCCCACATTTACGACGCGCTCACCAAGATCTGCCGGGCCAAGGGCATCGAGCTTGGCGAGCCTCCTCCGATCCGCTGGATGGATTTCGAGGAGCACGGGAAATGACGCCTCCAACAAAAGAAGATCTCATCGCCCTGGCCAAGGCCGCGGCGATCCGGCACATGCTGGCGGCTCCGCTGGTGTGCGCTGTGGTTGAACAGGAATCCGGCTGGAACGCGTGGGCGGTGCGGTACGAGCCGGCGTTCCGCGTGCGCTATGTTGCGCCATTACATCTGCCGCCCACGCTTGAAGTCTGCTGCTCGATCAGTTGGGGATTGATGCAGCTCATGGGCCAGTGCGCGATCGAGGATGGATATCCCGGGAAGATCCCCGCGCTATGCGATCCCGCAACAGGGCTCGAATGGGGCTGCGTCCACCTGGTGAAGAAAATCTCCGAAGCGCGCGGCGATCCTCATCGTGGCCTCGAGCTCTGGAACGGCGGCGGCAATAAAGATTATGCCGATCAGGTTTTCGCCCGCGTTCCGCGCTACCAATGAAGGCGCTCGCGGCCGTACTACTTTCGCTCTGCTCGGTGAGCTGCGCTTTCATTCCCCAGGCGGCGCCCCCGGGAAGCACTTACCAGGGAGTGACAGCCAAAGCTCCCATTGCGATTCCCGTTTGGCCGGGACATCCCAGCCTGCCACGGCTGCGCAGGAAACCGGCCGGCGGCGATTACTACGATGAATAACAACACGAAAATATGGCTGCATGGACTCGGCGCGGCGCTCATTGGTGGCGGGGCAACCAGCGTGGTTTCCGCCTTCGGCGCGTCCATGATCGACAGCGCGAAATTCAATCTGCAAACCGCGCACGGCGTGGCCAGCACGTTCGGGCTGATGGGGATTACTTTTCTCTGCGGCGGAATTTTGAACACGATGTTCTACCTGAAGCAGTCGCCGCTCCCGGTGGTACAGGTAAGCGTCACGAAGACAGAAACCACGCAAACCGATCTCACCCTGGTCCGGTAGTAGTTTTATGTATTGCGCAATTGGGTGCTTGTGGTACCATTCGCGCCATTATGACTCCACCTGATAATTCCAAGAGCACCATTTCCAAAGTCTTCTTCGGCATCACGCCCGAAAAACATGCGGAGATCGTCGTCGCCGCGGCCAAGAGCGGTTTCGATGTGGGCGCCGATACCGGACAGGCCACGTCTCACGGAGTGGTTTTCGGCTGGGTCTATGATCCCGCCAAGCAAACCCTCACCGTCACCGGGCTGGACAAGAGCCACAAGGGATGGCTGGTTCCGGACGACTGGGGAAAAATTCTTAATATCCTCGCCGAGAAAATCGGCGCGGCGACAGCGTAAAAATAAAACGGAGGAAGAATGGCAAATAAGTTTCTGAGTTTTCTGGAAAAAGTGGGCAAGGACCTGGTGAAGTACACGCCGGAGGGCGAAGCGGTGGCCAACGACGTGGCCGCATTCATTCCCGGCGCCCTGCCGATCCTTACCACCGTCGAGAACGTTCTCGCGCCGATTGTGAAAAACATCACTGCCGCGCAGGTGGCCCAGGCGGCGAACCCCAATATGACCAGCGCGCAGCAGGGATCCATGGCCGTCAGCCTTTCGGCTGATTCGGTGGTCGAGGAATTCTCCGCGCTCGGCTATCCGCTTTCTGCCGCGGAGCAGGCGCAAATCGCCAAGCTCGTCGCCGATGCCAACACCGCTCTGGTGGGAATCCTCAACTTCCCCACGAGCACCACGCTCGCGGCGAAACCAAGCTAGACATCCCCTGTTGGGATCGCGCTGGCGGGCCGCGTAAAAGTCCGCCTTCAAATTTCAACCGCGGAGAGGCACCATGAAAGCTGTAACGATTCACGCACTCGCAATTCTCGTTTTGGTTTTGGCCTCGATCGGCTTTGCGCACGCGCAGTCCACCAGTGGATGTCCGCAGAGCGCGTCCGTGAAATGCCCCACGGTGCTGAATCCCGGATCCGATGAATGCCCGGGCTCGGGCCCTGGCACGGCGAAAGGCCACGCTATGTCGGCCAGTTGCGCTATCGCGTGCGCCAAGGCGGACAAGGCGAAAAAGGTCGCCGCCAAAAAGTCCAACTCTCTTCCCTATTGGTGCAAGCCGTGCGATCTGCTCGGCTGTGGTCCCAATTTTTAAGATCTTGCGAGCGGAAGCAAAACCTTCCTTCGCATTAGACACAACCTAAAAAAGACGCAGTGCCGTAACTCCGAGAGCTGGTGCAGTCCGGAAACAGGGTTACGGAGTTGTACCGAGGGGAGCCGCCAGGCTCCCCTTTTTAATTCCCAAGGAGAAATTCCCATGTCCGCCAAAACCGCAAATCTCGGCCTAACCAACGCCTACGGCGTAGCGGTGGCCACGCACTCGCCGGCAAACGGCGATTACGACAAGGTTCACGCGCAAACGCATGACGCCAACATGGCCATCCTGGACACGATGCTCGGCACCGTCCAGCACCTTACCGCCAACGGCGCCATCGCCTTAAAGCCCGGCCTCGTTATTCTGGATAAGGCCACGGCTCTCCTTGCCACGCTCGCCCTTCCCGTCTCTGGACTTCCCTCCGCGACGCCTCCGGGCAACGACGGCCTGGTGATGACTATCGTCGGAAAGACCGCGCACGCCCACACCGTCACCACGCCGGCCGACGGGATCAATGGCGCGGACGATACGGCCACGTATGCGAACGCCGGCGATTCCGTCACTCTGGCGGCCTACGGCGGCGTCTGGTATTCCGTCGGCACGCCCACCGCTGCGCTCAGCGAAGTTTAATCCTCGCCGAAGGACCTAAACCGAAGTTGTAAATCCAACACCAGGGCTTTTTGCCCGGAGGGTATAGCTGTGAAATCACGCTTACGTTTGTTTCTGGCAGTTGCAGTGCTCGCGCTGGGCGCGAGCTTTGCCGTCCATCACGCCAATGCGGTTCCATTCACTCGCCATTGGCTTGCCACCCATGCCGCTGTCCGTCCGTCACACTCGTTAACCGATGGTGGCGACAACAAGTGCGGTCCGCATCCGCGCTGCTGGCCCGGAACGACTTCACCGGTTCCACCCGAACCTCCTGTGACTCCGGCAGGGACGACCTCGCCAGTTCCACCGGAAACCTGTCCTCCGATGCCGCCCGATCAGTGCAGGTAAACCCATTCCGGCAGCGGCCCCGCTAAAAGCGCGGGGCCACGATCCAGCCGGCAATCACGCGGGGCGTCGTTCGTTGTAGCTCATAAGCTACAGCGGGCGCGCCCCGCTTTTTTTATTTCAATCCTGGAAGTCAGCAGAGTTGAGATGCATATCTCCATCCACGAAGGCGGGAAATTCCGTACCTTTAGGAATGGTCAAGTCCTTGCCGTGGACTAGAAGAAAAAGAGGCGCCGCGGGCCAGAAGACCACGGCTGTCGCAACTATTCCAACTGTCATTCCCCCGATGTGACCACCACCGTTACCACCTTTCGTAGCACGGATGGCCGCTTTCTCTCCGTCGGGAAGACGGACGAAATCCAGAGCGATCTCCAATTTCCCGCCACGAGCCATCCGTCTCTTGGGCTCCGCTTCCGTCACCGTTCCAATCGCCGTTGAACCTTTGGGAATCACAATTACGCCGCCAGCTTTCACCTCCTCGAGCACCTCGAACTCGACGTTGTCATTCAGGTGGGCATCGGACGACGATACGGTCTCGGCAATGCGCAAGCGAACGGGCGTGCTCTCCTGGAGGATGATTGGTTTGCCGACGATGGGAGGTGTAACGAAGGAGCCTGAGACCGTGGGCGGCGGTACGATTATTACTTTCGGCCTTGGGGCGCGCGGCCGAGTAGTTTCGGCGGCAGGCTTTACGCTATCCGGGTTAACCAGATTCCAGTCGTTCAATCCCTGCGCACCGGCGGCGGACGCCATGCCGAGCAAGATTGTAGCCAGCAAGAAATTTTTCATGGTTCACCCCGAAGCGAAGGAAATGCACGGTGAATGCCAAAGCGACGGTGAGTGGAGCGAGTGGACTAAGTGGCGGGACCGGGGCGGCTATTCGTCCGCCCCGTTTGTTCGCGGCGGCCAGTCAAATAAAGGGGTAGTTGGGGGTGACTGGCCGCCAAACTCTATGGCGAGGGAATTCTAGCCCAGCCCCAAAACCATGTCTGTACGGTTTTGTACGTATGTGGGGGAATCCGATCGGAGACGCAGGCCAGCTCATCGATGTCACCTGCCGGTGACGGTTATCGCTTGACCGCGCCCACGAGTAAAGCGTTAGAGCTCGGGGCCAGGATGGCCAGCGCCGCGATTCCTCTGGCGTACGGCAAACGATTTCGGGGTTACTCGAGTAAACGGGCGAGGGGTTTTGAAGGGCGTCTTAAATCGCCTCTATTCGCTACACGCAGGATTCATAGTCCTGCGCGTACCGTTGGAGTGGCTGATCGTTTGGCGCTCGCCCCGGACAGGCCGGGACTCGACGCGACTCATTCTTTATTTTATATGGGATTTACGCCTAACCGTGACTCGCCAAGACTGCCCGAAACTCGACAGAACATCTCCTAAGTCCTGCGAGTCTGCCTATTCCGCCACTCCCGCACGGGCAGTTATCCAGCGAATTCGAGCACGTTCTGGCGTTCGTCCAGGGCGTCAGTGGCTGTTCTAGTGGCTGTTGCCAGCTTTTCTACCGCGGCCCGCTGATGGTCCGGAGCCAGATGGGCGTACCGTTCCGTCATTGTAATCGATTTATGCCCTAGAAGGGTTTGGACGGTGCGGAGCGGAACCCCCTCCATCACCAGGCGGCTGGCGAAGGTATGCCGCAAATCGTGCCACGTGAAATTATCCACCTTGGCCAGGACCAGCGCGTCCTCAAACCAACGACGCCAATCGCGCTGCCCGGCGCGCTTTGCCTCCGGAGTCACGTAGCCGGAGCCGTTGGTTCTCGAGTAAAGGATCTTTAGCGCTGTGCCGGCGGCCGAATTGATGGGCAGAAACCGGCGGCCGGTCTTTCCCCGCACAGTCAGAATTCCCCGCCCCAGATCCACCGCTTCCCACTTCAACTGAAACTGCTCGCCACGGCGCATTCCGGTATGCAGCGCCAGATCCAACTCCTGCTCGCGCTCGGGATATTCCCGGCGAACCACCCGACGGATCTCGCGCTCCTCACCCTCTTCCAGGAACCGGATGCGCGCCTCGTTTTCCTTGTAGCGCTTCACCTTGGCGACGGGATTCCCTGGAAGAATGCCGGCGCGATCGGCGAACGAAAAAATGCTCGATAGCAGCGAGCGATAACGGTTCACCGTGGATCCAGAGAGTCCCGCCTGCTTCATAGCTCGCATCTTTCGCTCAATCAACGGCGCGGCCACTTCCTCGGCCAGCATGTGCTTCCAATCGGCCAGCAGTTTTTTCATGCGGATGCTATCGGCCCTCATCGTAAGCGGCGCCAGGCGCGCGTGCTTTTCATCCATAGCCTGATTGACCAGCTCGCCGAAAGTGATTTTGGGTTTCTGGCGTTGAGGAGGAAAGAAATTGCTCAATCGGATCTGGGTCTTGCGCATCCGGTAGGCTTCGACGGCGGAGGATTTCGGACCCACCTTTTCACGATGGCGCTTGCCGGCCGCGTCGTAATAATTGATGTGCCAGATATTCGATCCGCGGGGATGCTCGTAGACGCCGCGCTGGTTGGCACTCACTGTAAATCGTTCCCCTTGACGCAATACCCGATTGCCCCATTGGCCAATCTGAACATGCAAAAAGTACTGCGATATTTATTCCCGTAGCTGTCCTCATAAAGAATCACGCCACCTACCGCCAGCGAATCGTTAAATGTGTTCATACTGTCGATCATTTCCTGGGTTAGCGGAACTTCGCTGAAACCCGTCTTATAGTTTTGCCCGACTACTCCCGGAGCGGCGATCGAGTCCCCCATAGCATCCATGGCGGAATGGGGGCATATTTGGTCCAGGTTGATACGTTCACTAGCCGAGAGTCCGTAGGTGAGCCCAGCGCACATGCGGAACCTCACCGCAGGGACCGGCCCACTGTTCGTAGCGAGGACAGACCACGCGGCTAGCTTCCCCGCCGTTAACTCGGGAGCATTGGCTTGAACCCACACCACCGGCCGCTGCGCCTTCTGGAAGTATCGACGGTATAAATCCAAGGTTCCCTGGCTAGTTGAAGCAAGGAGACGCTGCTGGCTAACGCCATTATGCAGCTCAGTCACTTGGTTGGCGGCATTTGTCGCCAGGACTTTCGTACTACTCGCAAGATCGTGCGTGTCGGTCCCGGAGACTTTCATTTGTTCTAGCTGGCCGCTCATCGCGGATAATTGCTTTTTCATCACACCGAGCTGTTTCCAGTAAACTCCTAGGGCCAACAGTGCTACAAAGGCTAAGATGGCGTTGGTGGCCACGACCCACTTTTCGCCTTGAGTCCAATGAGCAAGACCTACTTTTTTTTCGCCTTTTGTTGCGTCGTCGCTCTCGCGTGCGCTTATTTCGCTCAGTACGCGTTGATTCTTCGCTCCGACGACAGAGGTCGATGGCGAAAGTGGCCTCTGGGCCGACGCCTCGTCATTGGGCTTCCCCTCTGCATTCTCTTTGTGCTCGTCACCTTCCAAGCGGTCAATTTCCTCGTCGGCGATTAGCGGCCTTTACGGTAGACATCTGATCGCGAAGCATTTGAAGGCTACCGGCCCGCTCGTAGAGTGGGGCTGTGATTTTTAGCAGCTTTCGGGCGAGGTCCGCAAGGGGAATCTCTTCGCGCTCGGCCATTTTTTCAAAACGCGCGTACCACTCGGCGTCGAGGCGGACGTGAATCTGGCTGCGGAGCAACCCGCGTACCAGCTTATTTACTTTCGGCATATCGTCCCGCTCGCTTGGTGAGATATTCCGCAATGTCATCAATGACCGCGTTGGGCGCCCGCTCGAAGATGGCATCCAGGGCGATATGCAACCGGTCCTGCAGCTCCTCGGAAACCCGCCGGGAATAACGACGCCGCTTTCCTTCCCGATAGGCTTCGAGCGATCCGCTGGATTTATATTCCTTCCAGGCCGCATCCCAAACCGCCGCCATTAAATCAGCCCGCCGCTTGAGCGCTTCACGCGTGAGCGCCGCGTCGATTTCCCGTACCTCCGCCAGTGGCCGCCGGAAACTGACCGGATAGCTGATGTCCTCAGTAGATACCGTTTTGCTCATTGTGACAATTGTGCCTTTAGAGATTTCACTTGACAACGTATTTGTACTGGCCGTACTATGCCGTCTGTATGGGAACGCACACAGACAAGCGTAGCGAGCTCGCACGGCTGATGGAAAAGTGCCGTAGCGAACGGGGCATTTCGCTCCACTCCGCAGCCAAGCGGCTGGGAATCCATTACACCGGCCTGTCGAAAATTGAGCGCGGGCTCACCAAGCCACGCCGGACGACGGCATTGAAGATTGTCGATTTCCTGCGGGCGTACGGATATTTTCCCCGGGCGGCGGCCTAA